GAACATTATGGAAACAATTACTCGCATTACTCCGGCATTTAGCGGTAAAAGTCTTGTTGTGACTGTTCACAACGGGAACGAGTACCGGGCGCAACTTGAAGGAAAGAGGACACCCGCCTTCAAGATAGAGAAAGGCGGAACCTATGAATTCGTGGTGGAAAACAAACCGTGGGACGGCAAGGACTATTTCTGGATTAATGCTGCCAGGGAAGGCAGTGAAAGTGCAAACAAGGGCGGGAACGGTTCCGCTCCGTCAGTAAGCACGGCGGCTCCTGCACCCCAGGGGTTTGTCGATTTACGGCAGGAAAGTATCGAGCTTCAGTCCTCGGCAGACCGTATTCTGTCCCGGTTCCCGGTTTTTTCCAATTTTAAAAAGTTTAACGAAAAGTCGGTTCGTGAGATGTATTGCAACGCCGCCTTGTGGGGATATCTGGGCTTGCAGGATGCAAAAGCGGTACTGGCGGCGTCGAGAAACCTGGACAAAAAGGAAGACGAATCTGGAGGGGATCTCGGAAATGACGAGGAAATCCCTTTCTAGGACAAAAGACGAACCGAAATATATCCGCTGGGTAGCCTCCCTTCCCTGTGTCCTTTGCGGCAACCCCGAAGTACAGGCGGCACATTACCGGACAGGGTTCTACACGATGGGCAGAAAGCCGCCCAATAAAGTCACCCCGCTTTGCTGGAGACATCACGCCGAACAACACCAGGGGAACGAGCGGAGATGGTGGGAGAAGTCTGGGGTCATACCCAAACTCACCATTTCCGTTCTCCAGGGGTTATACGAAAGATTCCCGGAGCCTAGACGGACGGAGCTTGCCGAAGAATGGATATCGTTACAGAACCGGAAGTGGAAGTTGCGCTCGAAAGAATCGAAGCAGTCACGCCGCTATATGCACAGGCTAAAGCAACTCGTATGCAGCTTAAAGAGTTTCAGAACACGCTTAAAAGCAGACTGAGAAGGCAGTCCAACGGCAAAACCAAGGATGAAAGGGACGATTACGCACATACTCATTCCGAATATTTAGAGTGGCAGGATAATTATAAACTTGCACTTGAGGAGGAAGAGAAATATAAGTGGCAACTGGATCTGGAAACAACAAGGATATCGGTATGGCAGACACAGAGCCGCAACAACCGATTATGATCGATGACAGTGGCGCACTTTGGGAGTATCTGACTTTTGCACACAAGGTAAAAAAATCCAGGGAAGGAAGGTTTGTCCATCTGGAAATGGTAATGATCGAAAGAAAAGGTCAGCCGTTTCTGATTAGATTCAAGGAGCCTGGTACATGAAATTCGATCATCTGTCCTCGTCACAAATCAATAACTGGATTGACGATCCGGCATTATGGATACTGAAATACCTTTACGGCATCAAGGGTGGCCGTATGCCAGCCGCGTGGCGGGGAAACGCCGTCGAGAAGGCGGTGGACCTCATGCTGACCAAGGGCGAATTCAGGGAACATTTTCTTCTGGATACCGCCCGAATGGAGTTTCTGCGCCTTGGCGGTCAGCAAACCGATAAAGAGTGGAACCTAATACCAGACTATATTACTCAGGTATTACCCTTTATAAAAGACTGCGGATGGGGAATCCCCGAAGGATGCCAGACCTCTCTGGAGGTTGAAATAGAAGGCGTGAAGTTTATCGGTTACATGGACTACGACTGGCCCGGTATGGTGAGAGACTGCAAGACAACCGGAAGATTGCCGTCGTTTTCCAAAGAGGGTGTGCTGAAGGGGAAAGACGACCATCTGCGCCAGATGTCCATCTATACACACAATTCCAACCGTGGCGCGGAACTGTTCTACGTGACACCGAAGACAGTAAAAATCTACCAACCCTCCGCAGATGAACTCAACAAAGCATTCAGGCACGTTACTGCGGCTATCAGGGCCATGAAGGAGTTTGAGCCGCAGGACTGGTTCAGGTATGTGCCCAGGGATATGTCTCACTGGAAGTGGGACGACAAACTGCGAGAAAAGGCGAAGGAGTTGTGGAAATTATAAATGGACATATCGGAACTGAAGTCACGGCTTGCCACGGATACTCTGGGAGTCGTAAAACATCTCCTGCCGGGTGGAAGACTCGAAGGCAATGAGTACCGTTGCGGGGATGTATTCGGCGAGAAGGGCAGGTCCCTTGGTGTACACATCGGGGGTGGCAAGAACGGTATCTGGTCCGATTTTAATACAGGACAGTCCGGTGATCTTATCGACCTCTGGAAAGAAGCAAGGGGCCTGTCGCTTAGTGAAGCGGTCAGGGATGTAAAAGAGTACCTTGGAATAAAAAGCCCTGATTATGAAACAGTCGAAAGAAAATACTCGCGTCCTCAGAAGCCTCGATGCGCGGCTCCGAAAAATTCTGTCAAAGAGTACCTTAACGGAAGGGGAATTTCGGATGGCACGATCAGCACTTACCAGATTGGAGAGCGCGGGAGAGATATTGTCTTCCCGTTCCTCCGAAACTCTGAACTTGTTATGTACAAGATACGCACAGCAGAAGACGGCGCAAAACCAGTCCCCGGCGAGAAGAATATGGAACCGTGTCTGTTCGGCTGGCAAGCGGTTCCTGATGATGCCCGTGAGGTGGTTCTCACAGAAGGTGAAATAGATGCCTGTTCAATTTACGAGGCAACTGGATATCCTGCATTGTCTGTACCGTTTGGCGGAGGCGGTGGAGGAAAGCAAAACTGGATCGACACGGAGTATCACAGTCTCGACCGATTCGAGAGAATTTACCTGTGTCTTGACCAGGACGAACCAGGAGCCGCCGCCGAAAACGCCATTCTGTCACGGCTGGGAAGTCATCGTTGTTTTCGAGTCCGACTACCACACAAAGACGCAAACGACGCCCTTAGAGAGGGCTGTGAAATCGGAAGGTTCATTGAAGAAGCCACACTGAAGGAACCGGAAGAACTCGTTCCCGCCGCTAATTTCAGAGAACAGGTCAAGGCAACTTTCACTCCGGATGAAATACAGGAGGGATACATCCTGCCGTGGGGCAAAACCCAGACGAAGTTCGCCGCAAGGCCCGGAGAGGTGACGGTCTGGGCCGGGAAAACCAACCACGGAAAGTCTCAGATGACATCCCAGGTCATGGTCTATGCCATAAAGCAGGGAGCCAAAGCCTGTATCGCGTCAATGGAAATGCACCCGAAACGCTACCTGCACAGGACGATGCGTCAGGTCAGCGGCTCTCTAAGACCGACAAACGAATACATGGACCGCATCTTCGACGAGTTTCTTGCCGGACACCTGTGGTGTTTCAATGTTATGGGAAGGGCCGCACTCGACAGCATGATCGACAGTTTCATTTATGCGCGGAAGAGGTACGGATGTGATACTTTTGTCGTGGACAGTCTGATGAGACTGGGTGTGCGGAACGACGACTATGCCGCCCAGGCGGATGCGATTTGCAAGCTGGTTGACTTTGCCGTTGAATATGACGTTCACGTCCATCTCGTCTGCCATCAGAGAAAGAGCATTGAAGGTGTCGGGACAGACAGTATAAGAGGGGCCGGGGAGATAGCCGATAATGCCTCTAATGTGTTTCTGATCCACAGGGACAAGAAACATGAAGAGGAAATGGAAACGGCGACAGAGGAAAGACGCAGGGAACTGGAGGCAATCCCGTCCGTAATTCTGCGTCTGGAAAAACAGAGAAACGGAGACTGGGACGGCAAGATAGGTCTGTGGTTTGACCGTGACTGTTACCGTTATAAGGAATTCAGGGAATCAGTTTACGAATATCTTTAATGGACATACAGGGGAAGAGAAATGACTGAAGGCGGCTTAAAACTTGAACGCGATTTTCAATCTGAAGATAGCGCAAAAAAAATAATTGCTCACCAATGGCACTGCCAGGTGTCTGACCTTGGTGATTTTGGAGACATTGATTGGGTGATCTACCGAGATAATCGTATTGTCGCAATAGCGGAGTTCAAACGGCTTTATCGATCAAGCGAAAGATGGCCTAACATATATTTCAATTTGAAAAAGTGGTTGCCTCTGATGCTTGTCGGCGCGGGTCTAAAGGTTCCGGCATATTTTATTGTTCAGTTTGATGACAAAATATCATACATCGATGTCGCAGATGTTGATGCCTCGAAACACGAAGTGAATGGCCGCAATGACAGGGGTCGGTCGTCTGATTTGCAGCCAACCATTTTAATTCCCGTCGATCAGATGAGGGACTTGTAGCCAATGAAAGTCGCATTATGGAGCTGATGACATGATATGGGTTAAGCAAGCAGATTGGAAACACAAACGCGAAGACCTTGAGCTGGCGATGGAAATTCTCATACCTGATTTGGTATTAGGCCAGTTGCTGAAAGAATCCAACGGCAAAATTTATCTGGAAAAATGGGCTAGGCGGATGAAAGTATCACAGACAATGCTCGCTTGGCGGCTGGGTATCCCTGGTTATTTCTAAGAAGAATACGAAGAATTTCCCATTGGTAACTTAGAACGATTCTAAACTGTTGACATCAGGTGGACGGATGACGACCGTTGTGGAGGTGTATCTGCTTGTCCATCATGCGCTCCAGACTGTTCAGGCGTTCCGTGATGGCTCCGTCACGTTCACTTCTTTCCTTGAGAATTTGCGGTGAGAGTATGTCCTTTGCCATCACATCAATGGAAGACAGGGCAACAGCCTGTTTGGCTTCCAGCTTGTCGAGTCTGGTGTGAACCTCCGAGAGGCTTGTTTTAGCATCTTCCAGTGTAGCGGTCAGTGATTTGATCGTCGCCTTCAAAACACCCCATGTTGTTGCTATTCCCGTCAGCACAATGCCGAATGTCATCAGTTCCCTTGGTCCCAGTTCCATTTTTATCCTCCCATAAAAAGAATCCTCTCGGCTTCTCTTCTTAACACCAGACCGCGCAGAATTTTCCCAGCCGCTCTTCTCCATTTGGGGAACTCGTCAGCGGCTCCCAGGCGGTCATTCCTGTTTAATTTTAATCTTAACGAACTTCTTTGCAGGTTCCCGCTACCGACATTATAGCAGAAAGAGCAAAGGGCACTGAACTCGTTTTCGGTTAACGCAACCTTAATAAGTTTACCAACCGCTGATTCAGTTTGTCGTATATCACGGCGCAGCAGTTCTTCAGCCTCTTCACGGGTGACAGGTTCCATATCCATACGAACAGGTCCATTATCAAAGCCCCTGGTAGAACCAAAACCCACAGTAGAGACATTAGCACTGCATTTGTACGGCTTAGATCTAAACCCTTCAAACGCTTTAATAATCTGGATGCCAGCATCGTTACACCTCATTCCCTGAACCGCCTACTCCACATTTTCCGCCATAACCAATTATCCAGTCTCGTTACCAGACGGGAGAACCTGATTATTATGAAGCTGCGCCAGAATTTTTTCATTTCCTCGACCTGTTTATGGCACGTCCCCCAAACCAGAAAGAAATCACGGCTGCAAAAAGGCACATTACCTCATCGCTCCACACAAGTTGCACGGCTTGCAGTGATGATATTCCAGATGCGGTCAAACTGACGTAAGCTGATATTTCAACAAAGATGAATAATGCAAAAAAACAGTAAGTAATAACCGGGCGAACACTTCCACGAAGCCCGTCAATCCATCTGACTCCTGTATTTTGTACTGACTTCTGTATTGCCTCTATTTCACGTATGTCAGCTTCGACATTCACCATCTCCAGTTGCTGTACCGCAACCTCTTTCTGTTGCCTTATCTGTACTTCCATAATAGCAAGTTCGTGCTTCTTGTCCTGCTTGTCCTGAAAGAAATCCATGACCTTGGGAAGAAAAGAAGTCCCAAAGCCCAAAACACTGCCTAATAATGATAACATGACATGTACCTCTTGTTTAAAATGCTCTGTACGGGGTTTTAAGGCGGTTCTGGTGAGCTTTAGGCGTTCTCTAGTACCTGAGCCTTGCCAGAGAGAGAACCCGCCTCATCCCCTCTTAAAACCCTGTCTGAGGGAAGTTGGCATTCCAGGTGAAAATGTTCATCGTCGCCCCGGAAGTCTACAAGAATGAATTTATACTGGGGTCCAAGAGACTTCTGGCACCTTTCCGTAAACCCGTTTATCTCCGTTTTCAACTGGACGGCACCCCAGACTTCGACGGCATGTCTGGAGAATATATCCACGGCATAGCCGTCCTGATGTTTTTCTTCTCCGCTTATCGCGGATATAATCTGGAAATCCAGTCCTTCTGCCTCAAACAGGGGCAGAACCTTCATAATACCAAGGACAATCTCCGGTGAAATGCCGAAGAAATTGCAGTCTTTTTTCCAGTACCAGGGTTGCATCAGTCCTCCAGGCCCTGGATTTCCCGTATCGTTTCCGTAAAGGATCTCGTAATCACCTGTAACAGGCGGTCGATGGTCGTTTCTCCGTTTTCTCCATCCCGGAACTTCTGTGGCGTCGAAACCCACATGGAAACAATGTCTTTTGTCTTCGGATTATAATCTACGTGGGCGTAAAGAGGTCCAAGTTCAGGCTGGTCCCCGCCGTTTTCGAGTTTTATTTTCTGCGTGCTAGTCATCATTCTCTTCGGTTTTCTTCTTAACATAACACCTCACATGCCTAGCTAGCTTTTCCAACATTAAAAGGGCTTGCCCTTCGCTTAATTTTACCACTTCGTCTTTTCCGTCCATATTCATATCACTCGTGTTGATATACGGCTTGGAAAGTTCTAGCTGTTCACGTCTGCTAAGTCTTAACTCGATCCCGTCATTGTAAACGATTCTCGGGTAAAGTTCTATATTTTTCTGCTCCATCTCCCCCCTCTTCTCAGAACCATAGGAAACAAAACAGGCTTTCCGTCTATGATACCCCCGCATCCAAGTACGGGACGCTTGAGGGTATTTTTATTATAGGCAAAAGCCAGAGACTCGTCATCGATAAGACAGCCGACAGTCATCCCCCAGTTTAGAGAATGGGGTGTGCCGTTGTAAACAAGCTCGAATAATCCGTGATAGTGGCCCTGAACAAAACAACACCCCATCTGCTCGACATTACGGCGGGTGGAAACACCCTTGCCGTGGGTGACATGAACCGTATGGCTCCCGAATTCGTAAGTCCTGTGCGGAAACCATTGCCATCCCTGGCCGACACCGCAAGCCGTTGCGTAGGGAACCATCAGTTCGACAGGTATCCCGTGAGCCTTGGCTCTCCGGTATTTCATGCTTCCGTGGTTGGACTCCATAAGGTCCATCTCCGGAAATATGGACTCAAGTTGCTGGAGGGCTTTTTTAGCCTTTTTCAACTCGTCCCCGGCATTTAGAAGATTGGGGTCTGTATCGTGGAACGACATGGCGTGGTAGTCCATTTCGTCGCCCACGTTGATTATTCTCTTGAATTTGTGTTTGGAATGCAACGCTTCCAAAAAAGAAAGCGCATCCCTATGCTGATAGGGTGCGTGTAAATCCGATATAAAAAGAACATTATCCATGTGTGGATAACTTAGTGGATAACCTGTTAATGGTCAAATAAACCAGACAGCTAAATGTTGCTCCCAGGCTTTGGCTTAATCTTCTCCGGGGTTTTTTGTTTTTCCACGGAGGGTTTCCGGGAACGTTCAGTGTCAATGCAGAATGCCTGTGCCTGTATGATAGGCGGAAATCTGCCGGAACTGGTGATATCTTTAATGATAATTGCTCCCCGTGTGTAACATTGACTTAAATCAGGATATGGACCGCGCTTGTCATCTATCTGAATCATCGGCATTCCCATCGCCGTGAAGATTATTATGGAGTACCAGGTCATTTTTTCTTCCACTCTCTTATAGCTATGGCAATTCTGACGATAACAAGGGCAGCACCGCCGACAGCGATACTGAATTCAAGACCGCTTTGTATGGTTATCCACCAGGGAACGGTCAGGGCACCAGCCCCGACACTTAAATCAACTATGGCGGGTTTTCCCAACATTATTCCTCATCCTCTTCACGGCAGTTACAGTCGTCGCATGAGCAAGTGGGGCATTTATCGGAAGCACAGTGGCACCCATGCTCGCAATGTATGCACTCTATCATGGTTTAGAAGGCCATGTAATCGTACCGACTACGCTTGAGTTATCGTAACTTGCTGGCAAATCCCGCAATGCTTTTCGGTACGCTGTCATGTCGTCCGACATTGTAACGTCACTGAGTGCAAAGTAGTCTGTCTCTGCCAGATTCTGATCACGCTTCCGTCGTAGACCAGAGAAGGCTCTTGCTGGTTTAGCGTCCTCCCAGACTTTCTCCTCTGCAACTCGTGCAGCGTGTTCCTCGTTGGACATCTCGATCTGAACACCGTTCACGTTCTTCATATAATTAGCCATCTATTGTACTCCTTTGTTAGCTAGCATGTTTTAAACCAAAACAAGTTATTCGGCCTGTACTTAAATTTCCACTCTCAAACAAGAACTGGACAGTCGTTAGAGTTAAAGCTGCAAGCCTACATCCTGCCCCTTGCACCGCTGCCAATTTAGATCCAGAATCTATTATTACTCCTTGAGCAGTATATGAAGTAAACATCGTGCCTCCGCTAGTCTCATTGGCAAAAACATAGACAATGCCATTACAACCTTCGCCTGTTGCGCTTCCAGCCGCAGCCGCATTTGATCTAAAAACAACCATCTGTGCATCGGCATTGTCATTAGCACCAAGAACTATAGCGGATGACCCAGAAGTAGCAGAATCGGCTCTATGATCAGCCACCGCCCAAGCATAATCCGAGGCTCCAGAATCAACGCCGCCAGAATCACCAAATCGCATCCATAAGTCTACATTGTCTGTCGCAGGAACGCAGTCAACGATTACGAATTTGTAAATATCGTAGGTTGTATCTACTGTGAAACTAATAGTTGCGTCATTTGATATAACAGTAGAACCAATCAGAGCTTCAAATCCGCTAGAAGGAGTATTCCACGTTCCATCGCCCCGTAAGAAGTTACCAGAGCCTGGTGTTCCTGTAGCACTGAGCATTCCTACAGCTACTTTAGTTTGTGACATCTATTATCTCCTACGGCTTCGGATTGTCAGACTTGACCTTATCGACAAGCACTTTCATTGCAGCTTGGGCATCGCCACCTTTCCAGAGAGCGTCTAGTTGGTCGCCTATTTCAGGGTAGGCTCTACGTCTAACATCTTTGTACGCAACGGCAGCAATTGCAGCGTCATCACTGTCGGCTGTAGACTTGTCATAGGTAAGTGTCTCCTTGTCCTCATCAACAACCCAGTAATCCATTCGATCATTATCAGGTTTATCTGCAACAAACCCACCGTGCGTTGCTACATGGATATCTGCATTTGATTTAGCTGCGAAGTCCTGATACTTGGTGATCTTGTTACCTTCGTTTTTAACTACTGCTATAAAGTTTTCCATTTCTTTCTCCTACTGATACATAATGTTTACTGAGCCCGCATCGAAAGTACCGCCAGACAGAGATAGTTGGGTTAATTCCGCCGATAGATCTTTAGATCCACCCCCCGCAGAGCAGTAAGAATCAGTTCTTACCCACGTAGAATGAGATTGAGACCAAGTGAAGTTGCCACTGTTATGAAGGGCAAGAATTATTTGTCCGGTAAAAACATCGGCAGCATTCGAGCCATTGATGGGCCATTTAGTCGTTTCATAAACTACGCCCCCACCGGAGATAAGTGCTGAACCTCCTGTATACCCAGACGTTTCCAAGCCGGACGCGGTTCCTATGGTCAAATCGAGATCTCCAGCCCCCGAAAACGATACGCCTTCAAGCATAATAATGATCATCTTTGTCCCAGCAGGGATAGAGCCGAAGGTGACGGACGTTCCAGAAGTAGTGGCCTGTTCTGTTCCTAAAGTGAAACCAGCACTCACCGTTTCAAAGGCAGGAGGGCTACCAGCCCCAGTTGACGTTAGCACCTGACCGTCTGAGCCTGGGCCTACCGCCGCTGGATTTCCAGAGGCATCATATGTAATGATCTGACCGTCTGTCCCTGCTGCCATCTTAGCAAGTGTAACTGCATCGTCCTGTATCTTGGCAGTTGCTACTGTATTATCTCCTGGCGTAGTTATCAGTCCAGTATTGAACAACTGAAGGCTCGTAACGTTGTTAGTACCAGCACCTGCTGCAGTAGTTGTAG